GCCGCCCGCGTTCGGTCCCTTGAGTTGATTGGCAAGGTCATTGGCGCGTTTGCTCCAGAAAAACAGCAGATCGAGACGGTTTCGAGCGGATTCTTTGCGGATTTAGAGCCGGATGAGGTTTTGCCCGAGAATGTTTTGCCTTTTAAATCAGGCGCTTGCGAGGATTGACCACCTCATCAGGGATGCAGTGGTCACCCAATCACGCATGAAAGAGGCCCACGGGAGGGGGGGGGATAGCAGATGGAAGGTCGAGGCGCGGTCGTATGGTCTGGTTCCATGGGGACTATGCCTATCTCTAGGAGCAAAAATGAACAAACTACTTTTTTTACTTCTACTTACGCTCCCCTCATGCGCGGTAGTGACGACATCTGACCCCCAGTGGGAGTACCCACGGCAGCAGCTTGGTCATATTTAGGAAAAAAAATTCCTAATTACCACCATTAGACAGGGGGGGGCACCATTTTGTAGGGGGGGCGGTCTTTCTGAGAGTACCCACCCGAAAAATATGGAGATGTAGAAAATGACAAAACCTACGAAAGGCAAAGCCAAGGTACATAAGACTGCATCTGGCAAGAAAGTCTCCTACGGGCAGGCTGGAAAAGCCAAGGATGGTGGCCCACGGGTACGCGCTGGCACCAAGAAGGGTGACAGTTACTGCGCCCGCAGCCTCGGAATCAAGAAACGGCTACCGAAGAAGAAGCAAAACGATCCGAATACCCCTAACAACCTGTCGCGGAAGCGGTGGAAGTGTAAGGGGGCGAAGTCAACCAAGTAAAAGATCAGCGGTTTAAATGCCAAATAGCTATACAAAAACACAATCAGTAGTTAGATTGGATTCATATTGCCCCCTGTGGGGCCGCAGGAGCGACGATCCAGCCCCTCCCCTTGGGCTTACCTCTCCCCGTGCATCGTTCAACCTGCGGCCTCTCAGGGGCTTCTACAGAAAACAGGGGAAAACCATGAAGAAACTAGGGTTATTTTTAGCGGTATTAGCGACAACTGGGTGTGCGTCATCCACCACGCAGTATTACGAGGCGGTAGCTCAAGCCGCTCAAGCGAATGCGGCGGCATCTCAGGCAAAGTTTGATGCGCTCTCTAAGATTGCGGCGGCGGGAGATGGTCAGGCGGCAAGTGCGGCGGTAATGGCATTGGCCCTGACGCAGACCTCTACGATAGCTCCGGTCCCCCAGCAGTCACAGGCATTACAGTGGGCGTCCATTCTGGCCACTCCGGTTACCAGTTTGGGGATGATGTGGATGCAGGCTGATTCCGCGAAGACCATGGCCCAGTACAGCGCCGAAGTAGATTTAGCGCGTATCTCTGCGGATGCCACTACGCAGCAGGCGCTGTATGGCTCGTTTGTTGGCATGGGTGAGGCGACTGCATCTGTAGCCAGCAACATCGATTACACGCCCTTTATAAACGGCATGGTTGATTTAGGTAATGCGGGGATTGACGGGGCGGTAACTCTGGGCACCTCTGGTTTCGACTCGAACGTGGCTATTTCTGGTGACGCGATTGCTGGCCTTGTTGATCTGGGGAATGCTGGACTCGACTCGACTTTGGCGATGGGCACTGCTGGACTCGACGCGACCTTGGCGATGGGCACTGCTGGTCTTGATTCCACGTTGACCATGGGCACTGCCGGCCTCAATGCGGCAACCACCCTCGGGACGGCAGGGTTGACCAGTGCGGTAACGCTCGGCACCGCTGGAATGACTGGGATCGCCGACGTCAGCTTGGCGGGCTACGAGAACATGCTGAACATGGACGCCGCGAACAATAATTTATTTAGTGGAGTTTGGACTAACTACCAGTCCTCGCTTCAGAGCATTCTAGATTCTGCGGTCACTTGCTCTTCCTCAACCAACGCTGATGGCGTCCTCACGGTAACCTGCGAATGATGACCCTCAAGCGGTTCGCGTATCACCCAGAAGGAACTTTGGGTGTGCTCCACGTCCCCGCGCAAAAACTGCACATCTTCTACACGATTGAGCGCCCATGGCTAAACAACAAGCCGTGGGAGTCGTGCATTCCTGAAGGGGAGTACGCCATGTCATGGCAAGAGTCACCCAAATTTGACTGGTGCTATGAGATAGAAAGCGTGCCGAGTAGGTCACACATCCTTCTTCACGTCGCCAACTTCCCGTCAGATGTCCACGGATGTATTGGGCTGGGAATGGGGCTAATGGCAGACCGGATAGCAGTCGCCAATTCAAGAGCGGCAATGACCGCCTTTCATGAGCTTACGGGGGGCGGTAAGTGGCGGATAAAAATCGTACATGCAAAACATGCGGCACTACAAAGCCTCTAGCTGAGTTTCCGCCACACCAAAAAACCGGCTACTACAAAAGAACATGCCAGCCCTGCACTAACGCCAAAAGACAGGAATACAAGCACAGGAGTCCAGAAAATTACCTTTGGAGTCGGCTGGGTCGGCAGAACAAAAATGCGCATCAAGTCGAGATAAAGATCTCGAAAGAGGACATCAGGGATTTGTGGGACCAGCAGGGCGGGAAGTGCGCCGTCACGGGACTACACATGACCTATTACCCTCGGGCACAGCGGCATTCGACTGGCCTAAACGCCTCTGTAGACCGGATAGATTCCGGCGGTATCTACAGCCAAGGCAACGTCCGGCTGGTGTGCAGCAGGGTGAACATGATGAAGGCGGCTGGAGAGGACGCTGATTTGATGTGGTGGTGCAAGCAAATACTAGAGGGTTTAGGCGGTGAATGATCAGGAGCTAATGCAGGCCGCGCAGGTATTTAAAAGCGACTTTCCGATCTACGCTAAAAACATACTCAAAGTGGTGAACAAGGAGGGGCAGATGGTGCCCTTCAGGCTGAATGACGGCCAGAAGATGGTTCATCAGCAGCTAGAGCAGCAGCTTAGGGAGCAGGGGCGCATACGCGCTCTGATATTAAAAGCCAGACAGGTGGGGATAAGCACTTATGTGGAAGGTCGTTTCTTCTGGAAAATTACACAGACGCGCAATGCAAATGCTTTTGTTCTTTCGCACTTGGCGGAAAGTACCAACGCGATTTTTAATATGGTGCGAAGCTTTTATGATCAGGTGCCACATAAAGCTTTTAAGCCTACGCTGTCGAGTCAAAGCGCTGCTACGCTGGTCTTCGACGAAATCAACTCGCGATACAGAGTTGGAACGGCTCGCAGTACCCAAACGGGGCGGGGACAAACTAACCGATTCGTACATGGATCGGAGGTAGCGTTCTACCCGCAGGGGGCTGATATTGTTGCGGGTTTGCTGCAGACCGTAGGGGGCGACGGCAGTGAGGTAATTCTAGAGTCCACTGCGAATGGGGCAGGCGGTTGGTTTTACGATCAGGTCATGAAATCTCTTCGCGGCGAGACCGACTGGATTACCTGCTTTGTCCCATGGTTTGCGATGCAGGAGTACAAGGCTAAGGTGCGGCCTTACTTCCAGAGGACCAAGGACGAGGAGCAGTTAGCAGAAAAGTACGGGCTAACGGACGAGCAGCTTCAGTTCCGCCGCAATAAAATGGATGAACTGGGGGGACATGACCTGTTCCGACAGGAGTATCCGACCACTGCGGTAGAGGCGTTTCTTACGTCGGGCCGCTGTTTCGTTGAAGATGAGGTTCTTTCCGACGCAGAGAGCGAGTGCTACACCCCAGACTTTATGGGCGAGTTTGATCACTCTGGTATGTTCGAGCGGATTCAGGGTCCGTATCGCGAGTGGTATCCGCCCAACCCAGACGACTCATATGTAATCGGCGTAGACGTTGCAGAGGGCTTGGCTTACGGGGACTACTCCTGCGCACAGGTTCTTGATTCTCGCGGAAATCAGGTGGCCTGTTATCACGGGCATATAGACCCATGGGAGTGGGGCAACATCGTTGCCAACTTGGGCAAGCGGTACAACAGCGCCTACATCATCGTCGAAAGAAACAATCACGGACTGACCACCTTGCGCCGATTGCAAGAATTGAACTACCCGTCCCTGTTTGTCGAAAGCTCTGTGGATGGTGCATACGGGGACCGCATGACGAAGCGCGGTGGCTTCCTTACTACAAGCAAAACCAAGCCCCTGATCATCGATAACCTCGCCGCGTTGCTCCGCCAGCGAGATTCTGGTGTGGCCGACATAGAGCTAGTAAAGGAATTGCGAACCTATGTTATTGACGAAAAGGGGGCTACCAATGCTCAGAACGGCTGTTATGATGATAGGGTTATGGCGTTTGCCATAGCCCTCCATGGATTGGCTTCTATGCCACGACCGCGTGTACATCCGGTTGCTAGGCGCTTCAAAACAGTAGATACCGTGGTGGGCTATTGATGGACACATACCTCGATGAGGGCGTGGGGTTTGATGTAGAAAATCCTGACGGAACTCAAGAGACAGAATTAATGAACCTTGGTGCAAAGCTCTCCGCTTTGTTCATCGAGTACAAAGACGCTCGTCGCGAAACTGAGGACGAGTGGATTAAAGACCTGCGCCAGTTTTCTGGGCAATACGATCCCGACACTCTTGCTAGGCTCGCGGAGGCTTCTGGCTCCCGCAGCAAAGTTTTCGTCGGACTCTCCCGAACCAAAGTGATGGCCGCATACAGCAGGCTTGTTGACCTGTTGTTCCAAAGCGGTGATGCATTCTTCGCTGTAACCCCAACTCCTCGACCAAAAATTAACGCAGTAAAGCGCGCCGAAATGCAGCAGATGCTGGTTCAGAACATCGTGCAGATGGGGCAGGGCCAGCCTGAAGAAGTCATTCGTCAAGTTCTTGCAGAAAACGAAGAGGCGATTAGG